AAGCCCTCGGGATCGACGGGGTGAGGTGGCAGGGCCTCGCCTGCCCCGATGAGTGCGGCGGGTGCGATGGCATCGTCGACTACGGCGACCCGATCACCGCGGCGTTCGTGGCGAACGGCTCGGCTGCCTCGGCGGTCACCCGCTCTGACATCGAGGCGCAGCACACCCCCGTCCCGATCGACCTGCCCGACGTGGACCCGTCCACCACCCAGGCGAAGCGAGGCTGGGCCAACATCCTCACCGGCCAGTGGTCGCCGGAGGATCTGGCGTTCGTCAGTGTCGAGCCGTCGCCGATGGTGCGCGATGCGTTCATCATCGTCTACGTCGGTGTCGGCGTGAAGGCGATGTCGGACCCGCTCGATGACGTGGAGCCTGACGCGGCGGAGTGGGCGAGGTCCCTCCCGCCGCTGCCGCAGGACACCGTCGTGGCGAACCTGCTCGGGGCTGCCGTCGCCGGCAACACCCCCGTCCTGTGGTCGGCCTACGCCAACCTGATGTGGCGCGTCGGGAACGGGACGCCAGCGCGGATCGCCCTGGAGAACGCCCTCGCGGTCGACCCGGAGTACCGCCTCGCCCTCCTCACCATGCGGTTGGTCGACGCGGCTCTCCCCTTCGACTGTGACCACCTGTGGGTGAAGGCATGACCATGGACCCCACTCAGTGGCCCTGCCCAAGCGCCCCGCAGGGCGACAACAGTACCCACCACCTGCGCCCCACTCAGGGTGGCGCAATGGTCTGTCGGACCTGCCACAAGACCAGAGAGCAACTGATCAACGAGCACGCCAAGAACGGAGCATGACCATGTCAACCACCTACGGCGGCAACGCCACCTTCACCGAGGAAGCGGTGCGCAACTTCCCCATCGGACGCTGGCTCGCAGACGAGGGGAACCTCGGCAACACCGGCTACCGGATGGAGGTTGACTTCGGCCTGCGCCACCACACGGGCCGCGAGTGGACCACCATCGAGCACGAGACCATCACGGACTACTGGGAGTTCAGTGCCTCCGGCGGGGTGTGGCGCAACGGATCGGAAGACACGTTCGGGCAGATCCTCCACCGTCTCAGCGACCTCGACCCCGACCGGCTCGCCCCGAGTTGGAACAAGACGACCGACGTGCGCTCCCTGCGCACCATCTGGGAGCGGTGGCACCTGAACGGGATGAAGGCGGCGTGTGCCCACATGACCGGCGACGTGCTCGTCTACGAGCCGGACGGCTACGGCGGTCAGCGCATCTCCTGCTCGGGCACGGTGTGCCCCGAGACGGGCTACACCTACGGCAAGGCGTGGCTCGTCGAGCCGCTGCCTGACGAGGTCGTCACCGAGGTGCGTCGGCTGCTGGCGCTGGCCCGGGGCGGTGCGTGATGGCCCGCCCGATCACCAGCGTGTCCGTCATCATCGACGTGAAGGGTGCGTCGTTCACCGACGAGCACCGCTGCGTCGACTTCACACCGGAGGCGGACGCACCCGAGCGGTGCGACTCATGCTTCCAACCGGAGGCCGAGCACCACGCCAAGACGGAGCAGTCCGTGACGTGGGGCGTGGAGTACGTGCTCCGCGAGGCCCTCACCAAGGTCGGGGCGTGGGGCGTCAGCGCATCCGACGGCAGCAACCTGCTCGACATCAACGGGCAGACCGTGGGACGCATCATCATCGAGCGAGAGAAGGACGAGTCATGAAGATCCACACCAGTGCGAGCGAGGACCACGGCATCGTGCGGTACACCCACGTCCGCTGCGGGTACACCACCCGGGTGCGCTCCGAGATGGAGATCCTCAACGACCTCGACCCGGCCTGCCCGGTGTGCTCGGCCGAGTGCAACCCAGAGGACTGCTCCCCCTGGCCGTGCACGTGGCCGTACGGGGAGATGGTGTGGGAGAACAGCGACGGCACCATCGTCGAGACCTATCACGACGGGCAGGAGTTGACCCGCCGACAGCCGGTGCGCACCCACGTCCAGATCTACAAGTCGTGGGTCAACGGGCCGGAGTGGTGGGTCGTGCCCCGACCCAACACCGGGGACCTCGACGACAACCTCATCGTCGGGTTCGACACCTACCAAGAGGCGCTCGATGCCGTCACCAGTGGAGAGATGCCTGCCCTGCTCTCCGAGTTGTGCCCCGCCAATGACGGCATCGCATGGCGTGACCGCAACGACCCGATCTACCAGACCACCACCCCCAAGGAAGGACTGCGATTCTGATGGCACGAGCACGAGTTCTCATCCCCGTCGCCGAGCGAGCCCGTCGAGTCGAGGACGCCCGCGAGAACGGCTGCACCCTCGACGGTGAGCCGGCCTACATCACCGGGTCGCACCTCGAGTTCGCTCGGGTGTACCGCAAGGACGGGAAGGGTGGTCCGGTCGAGTTCGCCTGGGCCACCGTCGCCCGCATCCTGTCCACCCACCGCAACTTCCAGTCCTGATGGACCTCGTCGACAGGCTTGCCGCGCTCCGCAACGCACCGTTCGGGTGCCTCGCGGAGGACTGCGACGTCACCGATCCAAAGTGCTCCGGCATCACCGAGCACATGCAGTCAGCGCACCCCGAGTTGGGGATCACTGACCACCCGCAGTGCCCCTGATAAGGGCTTATCACACAAGGAGATTCGCATGACCGACACCCCAGTCCCCGCAGCACTCACCTGCATCACCGATCAGGCCGAGGCGAAGGCACGCTACGCCTTGGTCGACGCCACCATCGCCCAGCTCACGCTGTCCACGTTCCCCCAGCCGGTGCTCACCGAGGTGGGCACGTTCGAGGACCCCGAGTGGGTGCTCGTCTGCCCATGGTGCAAGACCCACATGTCGCAGGAGGACGGCATCATCGAGGTCGACGCCGCCATCCGGTGGAACCGTGGCACGTACTACCCGGATGACCGCGGGGTCGCCATCCACCAGGGTGACGGCAACTACGACACGATGGTGTACCTCGCGGCCTGCTGCGAGACGCCGATCGACCTGCCCGACGGGTGGGAGACGTCATGGTGAAGACCGAGGGCTTCGACCCCGACACTCGGGTGTTCCTCCGTCAGAACGACCGGCTTGCGCAGACGGTCACGAAGAAGCAGCTGGCCGACGTGATGTTCTACACCGAGCACCACTCTGGCGGGCTGTTTGTGGCGTGCCGGCGGCTTGACGCAGGTGAGACATTTCTCGCGAAGATGCACGACACGTGGGGTGACCCGGACGACCCGAATGAGGGCCCTGTCATGGTCCACCTCTACGACGCGAACGTCTCGCCTGATGGCGACGTCGTCCTGTACTTCACCACCGGGAAGGCAGCCGCCGACCTGTTCCTCAACGACGAGGCGCTCGTCGCGATCTGGAAGGCAACCCGATGAACGGACCACAGCACTACGCCGCAGCGCAGCAGCGGCTCAAGGAAGCGACGGATGTGCCTGTGGGTGAGTACGCCACGCTTGCCCTCGCCTCGGCTCAGGTCCACGCCACCCTCGCGCTGGCCGCAGCCACCATCGACATGACCAACGTCAGCGTCACGGTCGCAGCGAACATCAACGAGTGGATCGAGGTGACGAAGTGAGCGCCACGCCAGTGGAGGAGCAGTCAGTCTTCGAGTTGTTCGGCGGTCCGGGCGGTATGTCCGAGGGGATGCGGTTGGCGGGCATCCCCTCGGCGCTCACCGTCGGCTGGGACAACAGCAAGGACGCCTGTGAGACGGCGGAGAAGCACGGCCACCGCCGCATCTGCACCAACGTCATGGACGTCGACCCGTATGACGCGGTCGCGGAGTTCGGCAAGCCGCACGGGTTCCACGGTTCGTCGCCGTGCCCCGGCATGTCGACGGCTGGCAAGGGCAAGGGTCGTCTCGACCTGCCCCTGCTGGAGTCGGCGGCTCAGCGCATCGGTGAGGGCGGCAACGCACGGCTCATCTTGCGGCACGTGCAGCGCAACCAGCACGACGCGAACTCGGTGCTCTCGCTCACCCCGCTGTGGTGGATCATCGCCACCCAGCCGGAGTGGTTCACGCTGGAGCAGGTGCCCACCGTCCTGCCCCTGTGGGAGGTCTACGCGGAGGTGCTGCGCCGCGCCGGGTACTCCGTCGTCGCCGGCAACATCCAGGCGGAGCAGTACGGGGTGCCGCAGACCCGCAAGCGTGCCATCGTCATCGGCTCCCGCGTCCAGCACATCCCCGCCCTGCCCATCGCCACCCACTCCAAGTTCCACACCCGCACCCCGTCCAAGCTGGACGTGGGTGTGGCGAAGTGGGTGTCCATGGCGGAGGCCGTCGGCTGGGGCATGGTGCGCCGCCCGTACCCCACCGTCGCGGCCGGCACGAAGTCCGGTGGTGCCGACCCGCAGATGCTCGGCGGTTCCGGTGCCCGGCTCATCGTGGCCCGGGAGCGGGAGAACGGTGAGGGTCACTGGATCGAGCGGACGTGGCACCCCGAGCACGGCCCGGTGCACATGCTCGGGTCGGGTCTGGCGAACCAGCAGGGGCAGCGTGCTCGCCCCCTGGAGGAGCCGTCGCACACCATCGTCGGGAAGGGCACGGCGACGTGGCGCTTCGACGAGGAGGAGCGGCGCCTGCTGGTCGGGTTCCCTCGCAAGTACGACGGGCTCGGCGATGCGGTCGAGATCGACGGCGAGCTGTACCGGGCACGTGACCTACGTCCAGCGGACTACCCATCGCAGGTCGTCACCGAGAAGGCCCGCTCGTGGGAGGTGTTCGAGGAGACCTTCGGCGACCTCGAGCCCACCCACATGGGCGACGTCTACAACAGCAAGGGCACCATCCGCCCCCTCAGTGAGCCAGCGATGACGATCACCGCCTCGATGGACAACAACAACTTCAAGTTCATCGACCCGGCCCGCGTCTCCGATGAGGTCAAGGCCCGCCTCAACAACCAGTCGGGCTCGCTGTTCGACACGGAGTGGCCGGCGTACCGGCCCGCCCAGGTGGTCGCAGGTCGTGACCTGAACACCGCACCGGGTGCGAACGGCAACCGCTTCAACGGCAGCAGCAAGTCCCGCAACGACGGGGTGCGCGTCACCGTCGCGGAGGCGGCAGCGTTCCAGTCATTCCCGGAGTGGTATCACTTCGTCGGCACGAAGACGAGCCAGTTCCAGCAGGTCGGCAACGCCGTGCCCCCGCTCATGGGGGAGGCGATGGTGCGCCGCGCAACAGGTCAGCGACCCGGGTTGTGGGTCCGTCAAGAGCGAGAGGAGCAGCAGCGATGAAGACGTTCATGGTGTCCTTCGGGTCGATGTACCGGACGAAGGCGCACCCAGTGCTCGGGTTCTGGCCTGAACTCGCGGAGGGCGTGCTCACAGTCCAGGCTGAGGACACGTACGAAGCGAGGGATAAGACGCACGCTCTCATCGGCCCGGCATGGTGTGCGGTGTACGACAGGGACGACCCGCCCGGTTGGCACCCGCCCGACCTGGGCCCTCTCGCCGATGCGGTGGCCGACCCGCACCCCACGTCGTGGACGGTCGGCATCCAGCTCACGCTCAACGCGAACGGCACGTACGAACTCCACATGGAGGACGCGGCGGCTGACCTCGCGCTCGAGGATGCACCGCCTGCGCTGACGGCGCAGCTGGACAAGCTTCTCGACGACTTCGTCCCGTCAGTGAGGTGGGGTAAGCGACCCTGACACGAACCTGACACAATGTGATTAGCGCTAATCACACAACGACTACAGGAGGGACACACAAGATCATGCCACCGACCAAGAGGAAGCCGCGCACCGCGGTGAAGCGGGCGACCGGGCCGAAGGTGCCGGTCGAGCAGAAGCAGCAGGGCTACGTCCGGGTGCCCGTCACCGACGTGTGGGTCAGCGACGACGACATCGCGAAGGTGCCGACGCAGAAGTACGACTGGATCGGCATCGGCGACAAGGCGGTCGAGGGGTTCAAGACCCACCCCGACGAGTGGCTGCTCGTGGCTGAGCACGCGCCGTCGTCGATGTCGTCGAACATCAACGCGGGGCGCATCGCAACCCTGACCAGCCACCGCTTCCTCGGGTGGAAGTTCCGTGCCCGGATCACGGACATGAAGATGAACCCGGAGAACGGCCGGCACACCCACGGTCGGGTGTGGATCAAGGCGTCGCGGTCCACGGTGGACATCTGATGGTCCACCACTGCGCGACACCGCGGAACCTGCACGTGCTCGTCGTCATCGAGGAGGGCAGGCAGGTTCACACCGGGGCGTACGCCACCCACCCCGCCATGATTCAGGCGTGGCGGGACTGGGTGGCATCGGTCGCCACGCAGGAGACAGCGCTCGACGACGAGCTGCGCACCCTCGCCGACGTGGATGACGTGCCGGACATCGAGGCGGTGGTCGACGATCTCTCGGCCATCGACCTGATCGACTGGTGGGTGGGTCGCCGGGAACTCAACGAGGCCCGCTTCTACGAGGTGCAAGACAGGCGCAACACCCCCTGATTCAGGGGTGATTTCGGGGGCTATCTCAGGTAGTCTTCTACGGTACGAACAAGGCGAGCAGGAAGGACACACTTCACCATGCACATCAGCGAAACAGTGGCGACCTTGGGGGTCGCGAAGGACTTCATCGAGGGGCTCGGGGGCAGCGGTCTGCACGACCGCTTCATCCCCGGCCCGACCGCGGTCGAGGTCACCCACAGCAAGGGCCAGCCACACATCCGACTCGACTACCACATCAGCTCACTGCCCGACGCGGATGCCGCGGCGGTCGTCACCGCCCTGTCTGCGCTGGACGCAGTCCACTGGTCCTTCGGCACCGTCCCCTACGGGACGACCGAGGTCGACGGGGTCTTGATCACCATCGAGATCTACGTCCCGTCACCGCCGAGGGAGCCCCGCCTGCGGGAGGCGCTCATCAACGCCGGCTGGTCGACCGTGGCGGGAGTGGGCTGACATGGCACTGGTCAACATGGTCGACTCGGCCCTGATCGTTCGGATCCAGCGGTACGTCAAGGCGACGACGCTGGTCCCGGGTGACGACGCCGGCATCAGCGCACGTGAGGTGAACAACCTCGCCACCTCGGTGAAGCTGTTCGCCGAAGCCGGGGCGCAGAAGGACGCCGCCGTCCAGGCGGTGGCGCTGGCGAAGGTCTACGAGGGAACGTCGTGGCACCCGGAGGTGAAGCGCCGTGTCGAGACCCTGCTCAAGCAGTGGCGCTTCGAGAAGCTGATCGACGGTGACGCATGAGCACCGACGACGCGGCACCGTACGAGCTACACCTGCTGGAGACGCCAGCCTTCCGGGCGGAGCGCTACCTGTGGCACGACCCGGTGCAGGCGGTGCTGTCCTACAACCGGCTGGCGTTGGAGGCGCGACGCCCGGCGGTCCTGACGAAGGGCCGCACGTTGGAGGGTGAGGCGGCGGAGATCATCGCCTCCTACTCACCGTCCGAGGGCGCCCCGCCCATCAGGTACAGGCTCACCACGGCTCACCCAGCGTTCACCGAGCCGCGCGAGACGGACCTCGCCCGCATCCACCGCGAGGGCAGGGAGGAGCGGGTGCACGCTGCCAACTGGTACGCCAGAGGGTTCATCGACTGCATCGGCGGCCTGTCCCCGTTCGACAGCACGGACGCCGCGGCGTTCGCCGAGTGGCACGCCGACAGCGAGGGCTTCAACCCCATCGACGAGCAGTGGGCCACGTGGTCCGCTCAGCGCAGGCAGGAGAAGGGGCTGTGAAGATCGCGAACCCGGACCGCACCATCGGTGAGGTCATGACCGAGCAGGGCAAGCGGCCCGGCGGCTGGTACGAGATGGAGACCCTCGTCGGGATCGTGCGCGGCCTGTCACCGGACTTCGTGCGGGTCGATGTGATGACCTCGGAGCAGTCGCTCCGCCTGCGTTCCGAGCTGTCCCGGCTCGAGGAGCACCCGTGGCGGTACGCGGTGCAGCGCCTCGCTGACGGGATGGTCACGGTGCGTGCCGTAGAGCAGCGGTCACGGGTCACTGAGACCCAGCCGCAGCGCCTCGGTTCCCGTGCGTGGGAGGCGGACCCGCAGGGGTTCTTCGACGCCGGCAACGGACACCTGATCCTGTCCGGATCAGAGCACGACCCCAGGCTCGCACCGGGCTGGGATGACGACGATGAGTAGGAAGGACATCAGCATGACCAACACCACCGAGGTGCAGACCGAGGCACCCATCACCATCACGCTCGACATCGCTTCGCTGGCGAAGCACCTCGTGCCGGACTACGACAGCCCGTACAGCGAGGACGGGCCGGAGCCGATGGGCGCGCTCGACGGCATCCTCAAGCACGTCGCCGCGCTGCTCGTGAAGGACATCCGCAAGGAGTACGTCAAGGCTGCGGCCGACCGTGCCGAGAAGGACGTGCGAGCATCCGTCGGCACCATCGTCAGCGAGGTGATGGAGTCGGGTGCGGTCGTCGGTGACGGCTACTCCAAGACCACGGTGAAGCCGCTGCGCGAACTCATCCGAGGCGAGGTCGTCGCGTTCACCACGAAGAAGGTCGGCGACGGCTACGGGCGTGGCGGTCAGGAGACCGCGCTCCAGCAGATGGTCCGGGTCGAGGTCGCCAAGGCGCTCAAGGACGACCTCGCCACCGTACTGGAGGAGCAGCGCGTCATCTTCCGTGCCGCCGTCCAAGAGGCAGCCGCCCAGCAGATCGCAGACGCCGCCGCCCGGCGCGTCTGACCACCACAGGAAGGACCAACCATGCAGACCCAGTCCATCGTCCGCGCTTCGGCGCAGGCCATCACCATCACCACCCTCACCCAGGGTGACGTCTACAAGCGGCTCATCGAGCAGTCGTACTCCACCGACAAGTACCGCGCCGTCGTCGGCATCGTCCAGTCCGTCGACTTCAACGGCGAGGACGCGATGATCTCGGCGCTCGAGGTCGACGACGGGAAGGTCGTGTCGAAGGTGTTCGGAACGGACGCCGACATCAAGATCTTCTCCGCCTCCGCCGAGGAGGTGCAGACGTTCATCCTCGACAACGAGCGCACGATCGAGAGCCGGGTGGAGTCGGCCCGGTTGGCGTTGGCGATGGCGACCCGGGAGGCGGAGCACTTCGGCCGCATCGTCGACTCGCTGCCGACGCTGACCGCGGCGAAGACGAACCTGACCATCGAGGGTGGTGCGTGATGGCAGGCGACACGGTCACCACCATCGTGGGGAACTTGACCGCTGATCCAGAGCTTCGTTTCACCCCGTCCGGTGCCGCCGTCGCGAACTTCACCGTGGCTTCCACGCCGCGCACGTTCGACCGGCAGGCCAACGAGTGGAAGGACGGGGAGACGCTGTTCATGCGCTGCTCGGTGTGGCGTGAAGCGGCGGAGAACGTCGCGGAGTCGCTGCACCGCGGCACCCGGGTCATCGTCCAGGGGCGGCTCAAGTCCCGGTCGTACGAGACGAAGGAAGGGGAGAAGCGCAGCGTCACCGAGCTCGACGTCGACGAGGTCGGCCCGTCGCTGCGGTACGCCTCGGCGAAGGTGACCAAGGCCGAGCGCTCGAACGGTCAGGGTGGCTTCGGTGGTCAGCAGCAGCCACAGGGTCAGCAGCAGGACCCGTGGGCCACGGGTGGCGGTCAGCAGCAGGGTGGGTGGGGGCAGGCCCCGCCGAACTCCCAGTCGGGCCCGCCGCAGCAGCCGCCGCAGCAGCCGTGGGGCAACGCCCCGTCCTACGACGAGCCGCCTTTTTAATGGCTAACCTCGAACTGCCCGAGATGGGCAGTACCTCGGACCTACTGGCCGAGTGGGCGATCCACCGCATCAGGAAGCCGGACACGCCGCCTGACTACGCGGCGCACATCGACCACCTGCGCATCGAGATGGACGCCTGGGCGGCGAAGGATGCCGCGCTGAAACTCGTCATCGGTGACGCGATGGCGGAGAAGACGGTGGCCTCGATCATCGAGCGCCTCAAGGCGGAGGGTCTGCGATGAGAGTCGTCAGCGCGGTCGTCATGGCGTCCGCCGTTCCCATCCTGCTACTCGGCGCGCTCGCGCTGATCGGCACTGGGTCGGCCATCGCCATCGCGGTCATCGCGGTGATCCTCGGCGTCATCATCGTCGCGCTCAACGCGATCTAACCCACCGCAGGAAGGACCACGCATGGACACCATGAAGGACTCGATGGACAGCCTGCTCGGGAGGTGGTTGCCGTCGCGGCGCACCCCCAAGCAGATCTACGACGACCGCCCGACGACGACTCCGCAGCAGCGGGCGAAGCGGCGCAAGCGGTCCAAGCAGGCGAAGCTCTCACGCCGAGCCAACCGCTGATGGCTACCGCCAGAACCACGGTCGAGGCTGAGCGCCAAGGCATCCGCCTCGACCGGATGAATGGCAGCGGCAGCGCAACACCTGCCGTCTCGTTCCTCATCGAGTACGACCCCGGCGACGAGGACTACACGATCGACCTCATTACCGGCCTCCTCGCTGAGGTCGTCGCCAAGATCAACGCTGCACGTCCCGCTGCAGCGTCCACCCCGCAGGAAGGAACAACCACATCATGAGCACCACCCCCACCACCGCCAAGGCCGACCCCACCGGAGTGGCGAAGAAGACCGCAGCCGCCAAGGCCGACCCCACCCCCGACGCCAAGGGCAAGCTCCTAGCCGAGGCACGCACCGAGGCCATCGGCCAGCTGCTCGACGAGAACCGCGAGCGCTTCAACACCCTGATGGAGGCGGCGGCGAAGAAGCGGAACGTGACGTGGAAGCGCCGGCCCACCGAGGCGGAGAAGCGCGAGGCCAAGCTCAAGGCCCTGCTCGAGGAGGACCCGTCGCTGGCGGACCTCGCGGCGAAGATCCGTGAGGAGCAGCGCGAGGCGATGGCGGTCGAGGTCCCGGCCTGATCCACCACCACGGGTGCCGCTCCCTTCCGGGGGAGCGGCACCCCACCCCCCGTCTCCACGAACGGAAGGAACGACATGGATGCAGAACGTGGCGGAGGTGGCGATGTCACCTGGGCCAACCCGCCCCCGGTGCGCCCGGGGCGCAAGGCTTGGGTGCTCACTGAGAAGCAGCGCAAGGCTTTGCAGCGCAAGCCGGGTGTGTGGGCGCTGGTGCGCACCACCCGTTCCCGGCACGTGAAGCGGGGTGACCTGCTGGCCCGCCACCCTTACGGGTTCGACTTCACCATCCGCACGACGGCGATGCCGGACGGCAAGACGTACGAGGTGGGCATTTACGCCCGCTTCGGAGACTCAAGCGCGAGAGCGAGATTGGACGGTGATGATTGATGAATGAGAAAACCCCGGCCCCTGTGGGTGCCGCCGTGGCGCTGGACCTTGCGGAGATCGAGGCGCGGTTTGCCGACGCGACCGCCGATGAGGTCATCTACGAACTGTGGCCCGCCCTCGTCGCCGAGGTGCTCCGCCTGACCGCCGAGGCCGCGACCCAGCGCGAGTGGTTCGAGGCCGCAGACGCAGCCGCCGATCGACGCCTCGACCAGTCGATCGCATGGATGGAACGCGCTGAGGCTGCGGAGGCCGAGGTGCGCCGCCTGACCGAGTCGCGCGCCACGGTCGCCGCGAACCTCTCAGCCAGTCTCATGCTGGCGGATGCCGAGGTGGTCACGCTGCGGGCGAAGCTGACCGCGGTGGAGGCGGTCCACGTCCGGTGCGGCGAAGGCGTGTGCAATGCGGGCCCCAAACCCGAGATCTGCCACGAGTGCGGCGTGGCGTGGCCGTGCCCCACGTTCGCCGCCCTGGCGGTCACGACCGGGGAGGGCGAGTGAGCGCCAACCAGCCGCCCGTCACCAAGTACGAACTCACCGTCAAGATCCGCGGCAACACCCACGACGAGATCGAGGACGAACTGCTCACGCTGGTCCACGGCGGCTACCTGCTCGACAGCGACTACGGCAAGCGTGACGCATGGAACGCGACGAGTGGGCGCTGCACGTCGGTGATGGTCCACACGAACCCCGAGCAGACCCCCGAGGCGTATGCCGCCGAACTCGACGCATGGTGGAACGAGCGCAGGGCCGCACGCCGGGAGGCCCAGCGATGACCGCGCCTGAGCCGACCCGCCCCGCCGACGATCAAGCACGGCACCGAAGGCGGGGAGCGGGCGCACCGACGCCGCGGCGAGAAGCCGTGCCGCCCCTGCCAGGACGCAGCGAACCTCGCCGCACGACTCCGAGAGACCGACAGGAAGGCTGCATCATGACCGACGACCGCATGGAGACCATCACCGACCGGGCGCTGATCCGCGACAGCGACGAGCCCGACGAGCGCACCCTGAACGAGGTCCACGTCGACGAGAGCGGGTGCTCGTGCAAGACGGGCCCATATCGCGGCTTCCAGCGCGACCCGATCGACGCGGCTTGCCCGAAGCACGGAGGGCCGTTGCGGCATGGCGACGGCGACGTCACGGTGTGCCATCCGGACGGCTCTACGACGATCATCCGCGAGCCCGACGAGCGGGGCGACTTCCCGTTCTACGACCTAGGGCCTGCGACGAGTGAGGCCCGGGCTGCGGGTGGTGTAGATCCCAAGGCGCTGGCCCACGACCTGACGACGGCGCACGCTTTGATCGAGGCGAAGGCGGAACTGGATTCCGTGCGGCACCTGCTCCAACTGCGGTCGGACGCGCTGGCACGGGTGGCACGGGAGGTGGTCACGCTGCGGGCGAAGGTGGCCGCGGTGGAGGCGATCCACGGTCGGACACACTGGTGCTTCGGTGGCGACGACCCGGACGACCTGCGCGACAACATCGTGTTCGAGCCGAACACCGAGTGGTGGCCGTGCCCCACGTTCGCCGCCCTGGCGACGACCGGGGAGGGCCAGTGAGCACCACCATGAACCGCGTCTTCTGGGTGGTCGACTACGACGGCAAGTCGTGGACCGCCATCCGAGGCGACCTGACCGACGACGCCAACGAGATGCGAGCGGTCGCAGGACTGCCCGACGACGCGCCGATCGAGAGCAAGGTCGAGCACTTCGGCTACAGCCCTCGCGTGAAGTGGTGCGAACGCCTCGACGGGTTCGGCTGCGACCTCAACGGGGAGGACTTCCACGGCCACTGGTACGCGGTCAAGCCCGGCCCCGGCACCGCATGGACGCTGATCCGCGAGGCCCAGCGATGACCGAGCCGACCCGCCCCGCCGCCGAGCACATCGACGCCGTGGCGCGAGCGATGCGGCAAGATCCGAAGTCTGGTGGCCGGAACATGAGCGACGTCGCCCGCGAGGTCTACGCCGAACGACTGCTCACCTTGACGGACCCCGCCGTCCACGCGGCGATGCTGGACGCGCTCGTGCGAGCGGGCGCGTGGGAGCGGGCAATGGACGGCCACGAACCAGCCGCGGGGATGTGCCTTGACGTGGAGTGCTTCTGTGGGTGGCCCACCCGTGAGGACTTTGAGCGCGGCGGCGACAACTGGACCCCGGACTACCGAGAGCACCTGCTCGACATTCTCGCGCACGAGGTGGCCCCGTGAGGGCCCCCGAGGTTGGCGACCGGGTGCGGGTCATCGCGGGCCAGTGGACCGGCTGGGAAGGGTTGGTGACGGGCGCCCCGGTCGGCCCGCGGGGTGAGCATGGGCTACGCCTGTTGCTGACCAATCCCGCTACCGGTAGGAAGTGGCCGCGCTTCAAGTATGCCGCCGAGGTCGAGAAGGTGCCCACGACGCCCACGGACGGCCACGGGGGCGACGAGACGGGCGCGGACGTGCTGCCGTGAACAAAGTCGCACTCACTGCGTTCGTCGTCACCTTCCTCGTCAAGGTCGAGGTGCTTGGCATCAACGGTGCTGGCGCGCTCACCATTGCGCAGCTGCTCCTCGCGGGGTGGCTGGACCAGCGCTCCACCAACCGGGAGATCGACCGTCTCCCGTACCGCCAGTACGTCGGACCTGATTGGGTCTGCGTGCGCGAACCGAGAGGAACCGCATGAGCATGTCCACCCCCTACCCGAGGCAGGTGCCGCCCACCCTCCACATCGAGGGCACGGTCGCGCTGGCCGTGATGTCCGCCGACGGCCAGGAGATGCTGCGAGCGACACGCCGGGCCCTCGCCACCGGGGGCCGGGGTCTCCTGATGCTCACCCGGGGCCACTGGTTCCGGTTCATCGGTGACGCGAGCGAGGGCGGCATCGTCGCGTTCGGTGTGAAGTTGACACCGGAGATCGAGCACCGCATCCGCACGTCGGGTGGCGTGCTGTCGGAGGATGAGATCCTCACCGGGCTGGAGCAGGTGCGCGAGTCGGATGAGGACACGACCAAGCGGCTTGAGGTCGAGAGGACCCAGGCGTTCACCGCCGGGTACGAGTACGCGATGAATCAGATGTGGATCGCGATGCAGCAGGGTGATGAGGCTGCTCTCCACCGGGCCACCGAGACGGCGCGCAAGACCATCTCGCTGCGCAAGCAGATCGGGAACATCACAGGGCGACCAGCCTGAACGTGGAAGGACGGTCCGCAACAGGCTGGTCGCCCGTGACGGACACTACCGGAAGGAAGGACACCACCATGGAGGACACCACGGCTGCACTGCGGCTCGCGGCAAGAGGATGGCCCACGCTGTTGCGCTTCGACACGAGCGAGGCGCTGGAGATCTACGTCGAGCAGCAGCTCAACGAGAAGGGCATCGACCCGACGGTGGCGCTGATCGACTCGAATGGCACGCAGACCATCGCCATGAGGCAGGCGCCAAGCGGTGACGACTACGTCTTCACCTACTGCATGGAGCGCAACCCGGACACGGGCACGCATCACTGCTGCGAGTGCTCGCACGAGGGTGGGGCTTGCCCGGAGTTCACGGGTGAGTGGTCGCCGACGTTCCCGGTGTGGATCATGGAGCCGGTGCGATGAAGCTCTGCGATGGATGCGATGTGCGAGAGCCGTGGGAGCACCGATGCTTCGGCCCGGGCTGCCCGTGTGAGGAGTGCATCGAGGAGCGCCGCCTGTTCGACACGCCACCGGAGCCGGTGCGATGAGCGAGGCGGCGAAGGTCGGATACTGGACGCTCGGTGAGTACGAGACCAGCGCGTACCTCGACGAGTGGGACGGCCCGCACGGGCTGCGCTCCGGCACCCACCAGCACAGCGACGAGCCGGTGCTCGTGAAGTGGGACGAGAAGCGCCAGCGCTGGCAGGAGGTCGACCCGGTCGCGCTGATCAAGTCCATTCTCGAGATGGCCGACGGCTACGACCGCAGCGGTGACCACATCAGCGGTCACGACATCAGAGATGCGATGCGACCGTGAGCGCCACGCCCAGGACGCACAACTCCGACGGCACCCGGGCTCGAGGTTCGTCCAACGGCAACGACCGCGGCAATGTGGAGCAGCGGCGTAAGCGCCGGGAGTGGCTGCTGGAGACGTACGCCGCCGACGTGAAGCTCATCAAGGTGGAGTACGAGGACGGCGTCACCTTGATGCTCGAACCGACACCGACTTCGGACTACCGCTGGTGGCTCACGCAGGTCAACAGCCTGCCGCTCGACGACGCGACTGTCGCAGTGCTCTCCGTGGAGGAGGTGCTGACAGCGCGCTGCTACCGCTGCGGCTGCCTCCTCCATGACGGCACGATCACGGTCGACCGCATCCACCCCAAGGCGCACGGCGGGGCGTACACTCGGGATAATGTGCGTCCCACTTGCGGTTCGTGCAACTCGATCACCGGAGGAAGGGTGCGAAAGAAGTGACTAGGCGCAAGGCGGGAGCTCGGCCATATAGGTTCAGGTCGGCGGGTGACAGGTTTGGCACGGTGACCCTAATCGAGATGTGTGGGCCGGGTAAGTGGCTCTGCCGCTGCGACTGTGGCAATGAAATGCGCATCCATTCCGGCGGTCTGCCGGGAACTAAATCGTGCGGGATTGGGCCATGCAACGCCCTCTGGACGAGCACCCCCGGATACCTAACAGCGCACAACCGAGTCAGGCGGTCTCGTGGGAAAGCCACTGCGCAGACGTGTGCTTGCGGCGCTCCAGCCCGAGCCTGGGCGTATGACCATCTCGACCCCGACGAGTTCCTCGACCCCGAGACCGGGTCACCATACAGTGGCGACCCGTCGCACTACGTATCTCTGTGTGGCCCCTGTCATCGAGAGCAGGACAACGCCGAGCGTCGATCACTGCGAGTGCGCATCAAGGAGTTGGAGCGGGAAGTACGTGCGGTCCAACATCCGGCCCGCCTGCGCACGGGACAACAGCAGCACCGGGGCAACGGTCCGGCGAGGGAGTAAGGTGACCCCCGCGAGATGACTTCCCCCGTCTAACGCACACAGCAAGGCCACCGAACAATGCGGCCGGCCCGGCCCCCACAACGGGGAGCCGGGCCGGAATGAACGGCGGCGAGCAGTTCGATCGGAACGGTATCACAAACCGATCGAGCCTCGCCGTCCACGAACGAAGGGACGCGGCGAGATGAGAAGGTACACGGCGTATGAGGCCCAGGTGTGGGCCCGCAAGCAGCGGTTCGCAGGCGACACCGCGGGAAAGATCGTCCTGATGGTCCTGTCGGACTACGCGGACGAGTGGGGCACCTGCTACCCCGGTGTCGAGCTGATCGCGGAGGACGCGGAGCTGTCGAAGTCGACGGTGCTGCGCCGCCTCAAGGCGTTGGCCGAGGCGGGGCTGGTCGTCGTCGAGCGGCGTGCGAACCAGCGCGGGCACCGCACGAGCAACCGCTACCACCTGCAGATCGACGTCAAGGTGACGGCTGAGGAGTGGGTGGCTGCGGTCGAGCGGGTCAAGGTTCGGCTCGACCGGGAGCCCGAGGAGGAGGTCCAAGGTGTCAACGTGACACCTGGGTCGCAGGCACCGCCTAAGTGTCAGCCTGAGCGTGAAGCCAAAGTGTCACCTGGTGACACTGGAACTACCAGTAGAACTACCAGTAGTACCCCCTACCCCCACGGCGGCGGACCCGACTTCCCATACCTGGGCACTGGCGAGCAGCAGCAGGGGTCACAGGCCGTCCTGAGCCTCGTCGTGGACTCCGCGCCATCCGCAGCCCCCACAGGCCCGCAGATCGCGTTCTCGGAGTTCTGGGATCTCTACCCGCGCAAGACGTCAAAGATCGCCGCAGAGCGCGCCTGGACCAAGGCCGTCAAGGCGGTCGACCCGGCCATCATCATCGCCGCCATCCCCGCAGCGGTCGCCCAGTGGAAGCGTGAGCAGCGCCCGCTCGACAAGGTGCCCTACCCGGCGACGTGGCTGAACAACGGTTCATGGGAGGACGAGATCCCCGAGGCGCCGCAGCAGGTAGCCTCACCGTGGAGCACCGCACCCAGTGCGAGTGAGGTCTACAGGCAGACGGTGGGCGAGGCATGAGCGAACAGCGGACGGACCAGCGCATGACCGGAGTGTCCACCACGCTGTACGACGACGCGGCCGAGACGCAGGTCATCGGCTCGATCCTCGCCCGTAAGGGAGCGTTCGACGAAGTCGTCGACCAAGGCATCAGCGGTGCGTCCTTCTTCAAGCCGGCACACGAGACGATCTTCAACTGCATCGCGGACATGCACGCCGAAGGGCGCGGCATCGACTCGATTACCGTCGCAGAGGAACTGCTACGCCGAGGCAGCCTGGACATGGTCGGCGGTCACGCCTACCTCCACCACTGCGTGCAGTCGGTCCCCACGTCATGGAACGTCGCCCACTACGCCGAGATCGTGCGGGAGCGGTGGCTGGTGCGCGAGCTGCACTACGCCGGCATCCGCATCCAGCAGGCCACGACCAGCATCGACGGAGCCGGTGACATCAGCGACCTGCTCGCCCGCTCCCGCTCCCAGATCGACGAACTGGTCGACCTCAACGTCGGGCACCTCACCTCCGAGGAGGACATCCTCGATCGGGTCATCGCCGATCTGGCCGGGCCGAAGCAGTTCACGCCGACGCCGTGGCGCGAGCTCAACACGGCGGTCGGTGGGTGGCGGAAGCAGACGTTCACCGTCATCGGGGCGCGGCCCAGCGTCGGGAAGACCGCGGTCGCCGGGTGCATCATGCTCGACGCGATGCAGCGCGGAATGTTCCCGATCCTGTTCTCGCTCGAGATGCCAAAGACGCAGATCGTCGAACGGCTGCTATCCAACATCGGCAGCGTGGACGGGGCGCGCATCCTGCACCACTCGCTGCGCGGTGACGACGACGCGAACATGGCGATGGCGGCGGAGCACCTGCGCAAGTTCCGCTACATGATCGACGACCGCTCCAACCTCAGCCTCCAGCAGATCAGGGCCACGATCCGCTCCATGCAGCGGCAGCGCATCCCCGTCCTGCCCATCATCGACTACCTCCAGATCGTCAAGGTCGGTAAGTCATCCGGTGATCGCCGCGTGGATGTAGACACCGTCGCCCAGGGCTTCAAGGACATGAGCAAGGACTGCGACGTCCCGATCATCGCGCTCGCCCAGCTCAACCGCGAGGCCGAGGGTCGAGCCAACCCAGAGCCGACGATGCGTGACCTGCGCGAGGCGGGCGGCATCGAGGCAGCAGCGGACACCGTCGCGCTACTGCACCGCAACACCGCGGACCCGCAACTCGCTGGCACGTTGTCGTGGCTCATCGCGAAGGCGCGCTTCGGCAAGGTGTGCACGTTCAGCACGAAGTTCGAGGGCGAGTTCTCCCGCGTCACAGACTTCCCCGTCTACCGATGAGCCATGGCTGACCAGAACCGGAAGATTCCGCCAGAGTCGCGCGTCATCGTCTGGGACCGCAGCGGGGAGAGGTGCGAACGGTGCGGTGGGAGAGCCAGTGAGTGGCACCACCGTCGCCCTCGTGGCATCAGAGACACCCACCGTCACTGTGCCTGTGTCGGACTTGCCACTTGTGGCAACTGCCATAGATGGATACATTCACAACCAGCGGAGTCCCGAAGACTTGGGCTCATCGTCAGCAGATACGAGGAGGAGCCATGGAAGATCCCAGTGCAAACGGTCTCCGGCTGGGCAGTGATGACATGCGACGGACGTGCGTTGTGGACTGTTGCGACCGAACGCCTCGATCATCTAGAGCAGAACTGTGTGAAGGTCACTACTACCAGCAGCGCAGAGGCAGGCCACTCACACCCCTGCGCCCCCACATTGAAGGAACCACCTGCGCCATAGACGGGTGCGAGAAGACCCGCCGTGGGAAGTTCTGTTCGATGCATGAAGCCCGACTCAAGCGGCATGGTGATCCCAGCACGGTCATTACACCATCGGAGCGGGCGATGCCGAGCGGGCCGGACCACCCTAACTGGATAGATGAGCCCGACTACTTCGTCTGGCACCAACGCCTGCGGAAGATCAAAGGCAGTGCCTCGATCCACCGTTGCGCGCGCTGCGACGGGCCAGCTCAGCACTGGGCTTACGTCGGAGATGCCCAGGGGCCACTGGCGTACGAAACAAACCCTGACGCCTATGCGCCGATGTGCCACCCGTGCCACAAGGCGTTCGACACTGAGAGGAGAGACTGGAAAGTTCAGCAGCCAGCACGTCGTGGGGCCGACTGGCTCGACCGCGGCATCGAAATGTACGAGTCAGGACGGTCGTGCGCTCAGATCGGCGCAGAGGTGGGAAGGAACTCCACCTCCGTCTGGCGGCTCCTCGTGAAAAACGGAGTCAAGATGAGGCCCAGGCGCTGACGACGGCGCCCACCTGTGCCGCACCTGCCACAGGTGGGCGCATCACAACCCCGAGCAGGCTCGGGAGCGCGGCTGGCACGTCAGCCGCTACGAGAACAACCCCGGCGCAGTGCCGGCGGTGACCATCGCGGGCCGTTTCATCCTCGACTGTGAGGGTGGCGGGTCGCACCTACCGGGTGTCGGTGCCAACCGATAACCTGTCTTACACGAACGGCGAGCAGGAAGGACACGTGGCACAACCATGACCACACAGCACACCGAACTGAGCGAGGCAGAGCGCCTCGTCGACGACGAGAACATCACCAACCGCCCCGACGAGACCGAGGGCATCGAGGACAACTCGATCCCCGGCGAGGACGAGATCGCGCTCACCCTCGGGCGCAGCGCAACACCGACCAACGACGCGCCACGCAGCATCCTCACCCCCGAGCAGATCCGGGTGCTCGGTGCGACCCGTCTCAACCCGGGCCGCGTCAAGTCCCGGGACGGCAACTCCTACCTGCAGGCGTGGGACGTCAAGGCCACCCTGCTCAAGGTGTTCGGGTGGGGCGGCTTCTCCACCGAGGTGCTCGACGCGCAGATCGTCAGCATCCGTGAGCACGCCGCCGGCACTCTCGGACACGTCGAGCGCAAGAAGACGCAGTACAAAGAGATCGGCGACCCGAAGACACCGCAGGTGATCGCCCAGGTCACGATGCGCCTCACCCTTCACAACATCGGACCGGCCGGACAGGACGTGCACCACACTGAGGTCGCAGTCGGCCTCAACAGCCAGTGGGACATCGGGATCGCGTGTGACACCGCACTCAAGGCAGCCGAGTCGGACGCGCTCAAGCGGTGCGCCATCTTCCTCGGCACCCAGTTCGGTCTCTCGCTCTACAACGACGGCTCCCACGCCGACGTGGTGAAGAAGGTGTTCGTGCCATGGCAGGGCAAGGTGCTCACCGAAGCCACCGAGGCGCGAGCTGCCGAGAGCGCCGCCCAGGTCGCGGCCAACCTCGAGCGGGCGACGAGCCGATGAGCAGCACCCCGGACTGCCCCGAGTGCACCCAGGGGAAATGTGGCAACTGCGATGGCACGTCGTGGAACCCCAAGGCTGACGACGTGGACACCTGCCCCTGCGCTGAGCGCGGCCACGCCGGCACCATCGGTGAGGCGGTGCTCGGTGACGTGCCGCAGTGCAACGGGCGCTGCGGCGTCCAGGGCTACGGCGAAGACGCCCACCCCGACTTCGACCGCGACTGCCCCATCCACGGCGACGCCGCCGACAATCGCCCCGAGTGGTGCGAGGACTGCGAGGCAGGGGTCGAGATCGCCGACCAGTTCGACGACCAGCTCGGCTTCGAGGAGCAGGCCCGTGACGTGAAGGTGACCGCGCTGTCCTGCGGTCACGAGATCGTCCGCGACATGAAGGGACGCACGCTGTGATCGACATCGGACTGCTCCGGCTGGAGCCCGGCATCGTCACGCTGTGGCGTTGCACCGAGTGTGGGAAGTGGTCCCATGCCATGAAGATGCCGAGCCGCCACAAGCGGTTCGTCCTCGACCCTGAGAACATCCCGGAGGAGAAGATGGCTGAGTACCTACCTGACCCCGGCCTGCAAGGTCACGATGGCGCGTACCTGTGGTGCGGGCCGTTCGCGCGCTGGACGGCGGTGAAGGGATGAGCGACACCGAGATCATCGACGACCTGCCGCTCGAAGCGGACGACGTCGAGCCGCGCAACGCTGTCGAGGAAGCCCTGTTCGGCCTCATCGACGAAGCCATGGACACCAGCGCCCGCTCCCTCTACGCCCAAGGCAAGAAGGTCGGCGTCTCCGACATCGGCGGATGCCGGGAGTACGTGCGCCGGCTCATCGCAGACGAGGACTTCACCGACCCGCGCAAGAACTTCATGGCCGCGTTCATGGGCACCGCGTTCGGCCGCGAGTTCGAGGACGCCTACCAGCGCCGCCACCCCCACGCGCTGATCCAGCAGGCGGTCGAGGTCCCCCTGGACCTGCAAGGGTTCAAGTTCATCCTGCCCGGCCACCTCGACATCGTCGACCCGAAGCTCAACACGATCATCGACGGGAAGACAAAGAATGGGCTGGCCGTCGTCCGCAAGTCCGGCGGGGACCTGCAGCACAAGTTCCAGGTCACCCTCTACGGGTACGCCTGTGTCAAGGCCGGGCTCCTTGACCCGGAGCCGACGCTGGCGCTGGCCTACTACGACCGCTCCGGTGTGGAGCAGGCACCGCACATCGTCATGTGGGAGTGGGACCAGTCGATCTTCGACGCCGCCATCGAGTGGCTCAACGACGTCGTCTACGCGCTCACCCAAGGCGAGGAGGCGTCCAAGGACAAGCCCCGCGACTGGTGCTACTCGTTCTGCCCGTTCGCCACGGCCTGCCGCGGTGGCGACACCGACGTCGAAGGGCTCATCGAGGACGAGACGATCGTGACCGCGATCGACCTCTACAAGGACGCGCTCACCCGGGAGACCGCAGCCAAGCGCGACAAGGACACGGCGAAGAAAGAGCTGGTCGGGATTGGTGGCCGCACGAAGAACTGGGTGCTGCGCTGGGTCCACATCAACGAGTCCGAGATCAAGGCCGGCACCCGCCGCGCGTACGACAAGATCGACATCCGCCCCAACCGGGGCTGATTAGCGCTAATCAGGAAGGACACACACCATGAGCGACACCACACCTGAGATCATCTTCGACGCCGGAGCTATCTACGACTACGAGGTTGCCGAGGGCAACCCCGACCCCCTCAAGTCCGTCATCTTCCAAGCGGTCGGCCTCGCCAGCACGTGCTGGGACAACCTCATCGGGGCAGGCACGTTCGATGACCAACTCGCCAAGCAGATCGGCGAAGACCTGACCGCGTTCCTGCGCGAGCAGGGCGTCCCCCGCAACGCCACGAAGAACGACTACGCCGAGGTCTACACCGACGCGGCTGGCGAGTGGCGCTACGCCGTGTTCGCCGGCAACCACCGCCAGTTCGACAAGTCCGAGGAAGGGCTCGCGTGCAAGTCCAACGCGCTGCGAGCGCTCAAGCGCAAGCACCCGCACATCGAGTACATCACCGAGCGGACCCAGGCATGAGGAAGATCCCGACGCTCTACCAGCGCACCGAGGACCGCCGCCACGTCACCGACGTCGTCACCCCCGGCTGCGAATGGGTGCTCGCAGGCGAGGGCGTGCCCACCCGCAAACTCGATGGGGTGTGCACAAGGTTCGACGGCACCCTGTGGTGGGCCCGCCGCGAGATCAAGCCCGAGGGCAGGGAGCCCAACGGATACAGGGCCATCGAGTACGACGTCATCACCGGCAAGAGCGTCGGCTGGGAGCCCATCGGCAACTCCCCCTTCCAGAAGTTCTGGCTCGAAGCCGTGTCCCGGCACCACATCTGGGGTGTCGGCACGTACGAGCTGATCGGGCCGAAGATCAACGGCAACCAGGAAGCGCTCGAGAAGCACGCCCTCGTCCGCCACGGCCTGAACCTCGAAGTGCCACTTCATGGCACCAACCCCACCCCGGAGACGCTGATCGGCATCTGCCGCGACTACGGCTGGGAAGGTGTCGTGTGGCACCACCCCGACGGGCACATGGCGAAACTCAAGGTCCGCGACTACCCGAGGAGCACCACGTGAAGATCATCAGCAGCGACCGGCAGACCGGGAAGACCACCGCCCTCGTCGAGCGCGTCAAGGGCGGTGTGCAGCGCGGCGACGGAACATGGTCGCGCGTCCTCATCGTCGCCACCGACCGGGAAGCGCAGCGCATCCGCCACGAGTACGACCTCGACCCGCGGCAGATCCTCTCCAGCCAGACGTGGTCACGCCTCCAAGCCCAGCCCCCGGAGGAGCTGCTGCTGGACAATCTCGAAGACTGGCTCTACAGCCAGCTCGGGATGGTCCCAGCCATGGTCACGACGACGGAGCCAATCGCGGTGGGGCGCTGGGGCCTGCCCGAGCCGACCGATGGCTAAGGTCAAGCACTTCCGCCCGGAGAAGCCGGTCCGTGACCACCCGCACACCCCCGAGCTCGAAGGGACTAGCGTCCGCCGAGGCGACCCCGTCACTCACCCCACCAAGGGTGACGGGGTCATCGCCTGGACGGAGTGGCGCGGCCCGAACGGGGAGTGGGTCAAGCCCCCGGAGCGCGTCTCCGCGTGGGGTCAGTGGGTTGCCATCGTCACGACACTGCCGACAGGAGGCTACCGATGCCCGCTGGACACACTCAGCCGGCGCTGATGCCGATCCCCACGCCGTGGAAGCCACGACGTGGGGATCGGGTCGTGCCCCGCTGGTCCCGCTGGGAGGGTGACCGGACCTCCTGCGATGACTGTGTCGCGAATCGCGCCACGGGGGCCGTCGAGATGGACCTCCTACGGGCACTGTGGCGGGTCGAGCTGCCCGGTGGGACAGTTCGGCTCCTCTGCTCCGTCCACGCCGCCAGACGGGGCCGCTGAGCGGGGTTTGCGGGCCCTGCGGGGCGTCGGGTTCACAATCGCCTTCCAGTCGGCCTCCGCCACGGTGCCCGTGACGTCCCGTCCGGCGTCCGCCTGGGCCTGCAGCACCAGATCGCGGACCTGAGCGTCAAACGCCCCAGCCGGGAGCCCCAGCGCCGCCCGCAGCGTGTCCACGGCAGGGCCGGACGACACGCTGCGCGGCGACGCGGTCCTCACCGACAGGTACTTGCCTTCACCGAGGACCCACGGCTTCCCGGTGCTCCTGCGCTTCCTCTTGGTCACGACCTTGCCTTCCTGAGCGGTTGGGTCACACAGCTTCGAGGCGGGCGTCGCGCATCTCCAGGGTGCCCGTGCCAGCCACCCGCCCGGCATCGTAGTTCCCCGAGAACGCGGTGCGGAGGATCTGCGGGAACAGCCGGTAGCGACGCCACACCGAGTCGGCGGGGAGGACGAAGTTCTGCAGGTGCGAGATCGAGCCGTTGGTGCCAGATGAGACGACGTTGAGCCGCAACGTGGCCGTGCCCGTGCCCGTCAGTGCGCGGGCCTCCACCGAGAACTCCCGAAGACGGCCCTTGAGCGCCTCGATGTCGGTGAACTGGATCGTCTGCCGGATCGTATCCGTGGCCGTGCTCGACGAGAACACGTCACCCGTGAGGGTGTAGTTCGTCTGCGGGGTCCACGGGGTGTTCGCGCTGAACGGCGCGAGCACGTTGTGGCGGTACGAGGAGCGCACGTCCGCGCCCATCAGCCCTGACATCGTCAGCACCATCAGTCGGCCGGCGTCACGCTCGGCCACGATGTGGTCGAGGATCGCCGTCAGCGTCGCAGTGCTCATGCCGGTGGTGTTCAGCAGCGTCGGGTGCATCATGATCACCACCCCACCCTTGACGAGCTGCGCCCGCGTGATGGCCGCAATCACCTGGGCCGACGTCATCGCGTCAGCGCTCAGGTGCCGGCGCCCGTTGACCGGCTGCCCAGTCAGGCTCCACACGGCACCGCCAAGGTGTCCGGTGACGAGCGCGTGGCGGGCCATGACGATGCTCCCGGCCACGTAGGCGGACCCGAAGTGGTCGACGGTGTTCGTGTTGGTCCAGCCGTTCCACTCCGCGAGCCCGCCCGGGACGACGAAACCCTCCACGGTCGAGTTCGGCAGCTCGGTCTCGAACACCGCGAACGGAGCCGTGACAGCGTTCTCGCGGATCTCCGCCTCAGTGACGGACTCGCCGTGCGTGTGGGAGTGGTTCCACGGCTCGATCCCCTTCTCCATCGTCATGTCGCGCACGTCAGCCCACAGCACCCCCGCGTTCTCCGCAAGCGCCATGTTGTCCGGGCTGGTGTTCAGCGCGAGCGACGCCGGAAGCTGGCGGGCAGTGAGCATCGGCAGGATCGTCGTCTTGAAGTTCGCGAGGCCGTGGTCGAACCGCAGCGCCACCGCCGGCAGACCGTTCGTGCCGATCGACCCGCCTCGAGCGCGCAGGTAGTCCTCGACCCGGCTGCGGTGCGCGATGCCCACGTCGGCTGCGGTGGCGGTGGCCCCGGCAAGGTTCGGCAGGTCGTTGTAGGCCCGGATGCCGTCGCCGATCTTGAACACGAAGCTGCTGCCGTTGACCGCGACGTGCGGCTCGAACGCGGCCAGCACCGGGTTCTCCAGGGTGACCGCGGCGAACGTCGCACCCCGAAAGGTCAACGTACCGTGGTTCGTGTCGCCGATCATGCTCAGGCTCCGAGGTAGGTCGCGTAGAAGGTGAAGTCTTCACCGGAGTTGATCGCGATGCCCGGGTTGATCGAGCCGAGGATGACTTGGCCGGAGTTGTTCACCCAGGCGCCGATTGTCGGGCCGTGCTCGGACGAGCCACCGGCCGCGGCGGAGAACACCGGGCGCATGATCGGGTCGACGATGGTGCCGACGACGGTGAGCGCGGCCACGTTGCCGTTCGTCGAGGATGGGATGGATGCGGTGCGGGTGGCGTGCACCGCCAGCTGTACGATGCCGTTGCGGCGGCGGATCTTGAAGCTGTTGATCGACCAGTTCGACCCGGCGGTGAAGTTGCCGCCGACGGTGGTGATCGTGCCGGAGTCCTCGATGAGCGAGACCCACCCGGATGTGGTCTTCACCCACAGGCCGGAGCCGTCGTCGTCGGCGACCACGGAGCCTGCCGGGAGCGCCCCGTAGAGCACGTCCAGGTCGGCCTCCGTGGTGACCGTGTACGGGTCGAGCCGCAGACCGCCAGCGGACAACTCGAGCCCGGAGTTCGACGCCAGCTTCACCACGAGCGGGTCTCCGCCGGAGCCGTCACCTTCCAGCGAGGTGCCGGTGGCGATCAGCCCCGGGGCGGTCGTGGCCGGGGGGACGAGCGCGTAGGTGCCGTCGGCCTGTCGGGCGAGGACGTACCCATCCACGCCACCGGAGGTGTCGACGTCGAGCAGGTCGTCGAGCTTGCCGGCGAACTCAGCCGAGATGCGCCATGGGTCGGACTGCGATCCGGTGCCGAGCAGCAGCATGTTGATGCTCTCGGTGTCGATCGCCTGCAAGCCCATGCTCCCGGACACCCGGTAGGGGTTGGCCGCGGTGCCGGAGCCCGTGACGTTGATGCCGCCGTCGCCGACGACCTTGCACCCGCACGTGGTGCCTTCGCATCCGCAGCGTCCCATTGAGTGAGCCTTTCGTCATGCCCCGGTGGCGAGGCTGATACTACCCGGTGGTCGTGTCGTCGATGATGCCTGCGGCGTCCAGCGCGGCGAGAAGTTCCGTGAGGATCGCGACCGTGTCGGCGCTGCGCGAGCCAGCGATGACCGGCGGGGTGGCCGAGCGCCGCACATACTCGGGGTGCCGGTGCCGACCTGCGGCACGGACCTTGTCGCCGAGGTCGCGCAGGATCGCCTCTGGGTCGGACGGGATCGGCTTCGCCATTACTCATCCTCCGGCACGATGTCGGACCCGATCGGTGCCGACGACAGGGTGACCGACACCTTCTCGCCGTCCGCGGTCTCCTCAAACGAGACCTTGTCCAACTTCTGGATCTGCTCGATCTCACGGCACGTGGCGTCGGAGTAGACAGGGAACCCGGTCGTCGGGATCAGCCAGTCGAAGATGTCGTCCACCGTGGACGGTGCGAGCTGGCTATTCTCCGGCACCTTGAGCACGACCGGGGCCGGGTAGCGGGACCGGGCGTTGCGGAGCGCCTGATCGTCAAGCTCCTCCTGAGTCGGGGGTTCTGCGTCGTCCGACCCGGACCCGTACGACGCGGCCAGCAACTCGATGGGCCCGTAGTAGTCCAGACCCTCCTCGGTGATGACGACCCCGGCGTTGCCTTCGGTCCCGGAGACGTAGTTCCCGACCGCCAGCTCCACCCCATACTCGGTGACGCGCAGCCCGTCGAGGAAGTCGGCGTCAACGAGGCGGCGCCCCATCGCGATGAACTGGTGGGTGTCGATGAGAATCAGGCGGCGGTTGACCACGACGTAGTCGAGGCTGGAGCGCTGCGCGAGAGAGTCGAGCACGTCCCACACGTACCCGCTGTAGGGCTTGGTGACAGCAGACGTGTTCGACGTCTCCGCGTTGGTGTAGACCTCGAGCCCAGGCAGGACGTTGAAGCCGTACGCCTCGCCGGCAGCCATCTCCCCCCGGATGACTTCCTCGGCGTGCTCGGTGACGTGCCGGATGGCGGGGTAGGCGCTGGAGTAGGTGTTCTTCACGACCGTGCGGTTCGGGAAGAACAGCAGGTCGCGCGCACTGATCTTGTAGGCGCCATCCTTCTCCAGGCTGATCCCGGTGATCGGCCCCTCCCACACCCGCTTCCCGTCGCGTTCGATGACCAGCTCGTGACGCACGGACCGGGTGCGCTCCATCAGGGAGCAGCAGTCCGGTGCGGTGGTGCGGCCGATCACCTCCGCCTCGGAGAACGTGTCGCGCTGCCGGTTCCACTTCACCCGGACCTGCCCGTCGATCTTGCCCAGTGCAGCCCCGCTGCTGCCCCGGTCGTAGATGAACGCCTGATTCCTCATTCGCGCACCAGCAACTCGATCTTGACCTCGGTGAGGGCTTGGTCGCGGGTGTCGATGATGCACACGTACCCGACCCCGCACGACAAGATCGGCCAGTCCGGCGTGCCAGTACCGGAGACGGAGGTGAGCAGGTGGTTGGCCGATCGGCGCTGCCCGCCGATGGTGGCGTACGCCGTGCGGGATGCGCCGTCCACGACGAGCGTGGACCCTTCCGGCATGTAGGCGATCTCGAAGGACCCGCACGCCGAGCACGGGTCGAGGTCGTTCGGCGCGATGGAGTCGATCGGCATCGGTAGGAACCGCACCCGCACGAACCGGGCGTCCACCGCGGCGGTGAGGCTGACGATCGGCACCACCGAGGTCCACTGCGGGATGGTCTCTGCGGGGATGACGATGGCGTACGGTCGGCGCTGTTCCGCGAGCAGCTGCTCCGCGCGGAACGTGCCACCGCTGACGGACGGGCCGGGAGGGGGAGGCACGATGCTCTGCAGTGGGTCGAGCAGCGGCCCCGGGCTGACCTGGGTGCACTCCGGCAGGTTGGACGCGAGCCGCACCACCCGGTATGGGGTGGCCTGCTCGACGATGTTCGTGGACGGGCCCTGCGCCGCCACCACGGGCTCCCCGAAGCGGTAGGGCACCTCCGCCACGAGGGTGAAGTCGTAGGTGTTGAGGATGCCGCCAGCATCGGACACCTGAGAGCGGCGCAGCGTCGGCCCCTCGATGCACGCCACCCTGCGCATGTAGCGGTAGAACTCGCGGGAGCAGTCGTCCGGCCCCGCCTGGATGTGCGCAACGGACGTGACCTTGATGATCTCCACGTCCATGGGCAGCGTGGTGAACTGCGACCACGACGAGGAGAATGATGCGCCGTCGGTGGGTGGCCCGTCCTCGTGCTCGGCGAACTCGTCCGGTGGTGTCGGCGTCCCAGGTGCCGGCTCGGTCCACGACGCCATCCCCGCAGTCCCACCGACAGGGCGCAACGTCACGACGTTCGCGGTGGTCGACACGTAGAACGTCTGCAGGGTGCCGTCGAACACGTACTGGCCCACGACGCCGTCAGCCTCGAGCCCAAACGTGACCCCAGCCTCGCCGCGTAGCTGCAGCGCCCACTCGACGTCGCCGCACGAGTCGCGTACGGACAGCCGCGCCCAGGATGCTTCATTGTTGAAGCGCAGCCCGCCACTGACCCATGTGGTCTGATTCAGCGACCACTCGTTGAGGGGGTGCGTCTGCTCCCGGGTGGTCCCGGTGAAGGTGGCCGGGTCCACGCAGTCGGTGAGGAAGCAGAGCTGCGCGCTGGGCGTGCACCCTTCCTCACAGTCCCCATCGAGGACGGTGCTGAGCCACTGCTCGCCGTAGTCCATCGACTCCTCGGAGCGCGCGGTCAGCAGGACGGTGAACCGCATCTCCTTGGCGTTGCGGCGCCGGCCGGTGACCCAGCCACCGTCTTCCATGGACTCGATCACGGTCGCGGTGCGGCTGTCGTCCTTGAGCCCGACCACCCCGAGCGTCTGGACCCCGTAGAAGCCGAACGACTCCTGCCGGCTGATGTCTACCCACGGGGCGTCGTCGATGAGGGGTGTGGCGTACTGCTTCTCGCCGAGGAAGTCCGCGAGATGGTCACACCCGCAGCCGTCCCCGCAGAAGGTGTTCACGCTCAGGTGCGGGAGCAGCTCCCTGATGTAGGCGTGCGACCGGGCACTGTTGACGAGCTCGTTACCGGCAAAATTGAACCAACCGTCAAAAATCTCACTCACCCCCGACGTAGGTAAGTGCGGCGATCAGCTCGTTGCCCGCGAAGTTGAACAACTCATCGAACATTGCGAGCCTCTCAGCCATTCACTGCCGTGTAGATCGCGTCGGCGATCCCGTCAAGCACGATGCTACCGACCACGTTCGGCGAGGTGGTCTTCGTGACGACCTGCACGGCACCCTGCTCGACCGTGACGTCGATCTGGCGACCGCCACCAGCAACCCCGCCAGCCGCCATGGCCGGCACCTTCATGCCCTGGGCGATGGCGGACAGCCACCGCACGGACGGGTCGACCATGTTCAGCGGGCGGTCCAGCGGGACGACGGCCTCACGGCCGGCCTCACCGATGAGCGCGTTCGTCGGGCCGAAGACCACGCCACCGCGAGCGAACGCAGTCTGCCCTCCTGCGAGCGAGCGGACACGTGCTGCGGCGGAGCTGATGCCGGCGCCGATGTTGCTGATGAGTCCGCGGATGGCGGAGACCCACCCGGACACGACCCGGTAGGCAGCGGCGAAGGGACCGCCAAACGCCCCGGCCAGACCACTCAGGGCGGCGCTGACGATCCCCGGGATACCGACGAGGTAGCCGCGCACCGTTGGGCCTACCGTCGTGAGCCACGCCCGAGCTCGTGCGATGCCTGTCTGGAACGGGGAGGGCAGCACGGAGATCACGCTGGCGAGGGCGGCGCTGATGATGCCGGGGATGCCGCGGATGAAGCCGAGCACCTGACCCGGGAAAGCCTGCAGGGCGGTCCTCGCTCTGTTGATGCCATCTTGGAACGGCTGAGGCAGTACGGAGATCACGCTGGACAGAGCGCCGGAGATCATGCCGGGGATGCCGACGATGAATCCGAGGATCTGACTCGGCAGGGTGGCGAGGATGCTGAGAAGGCTAACCGCAGCGTTGCGGAACGGGGCGACCAGCGTCTCCCCGACACCCAGCAGTGCGGTGACGATGATGGTCGGGATCTGGGGAATCCACTCGAGGAACCCGTTGACGATGTCCGGGATGTAGGAGTGGCCGAACAGCTGGTCGTACGCCCAGGCGAAAGGCTTGACGAGCGTCGTGTCCGCCCACGAGTCGGCCATGTTGAAGTTGTCGGTGAACCACGTCTTCAACGACTCGAAGCCGGTGATCATGTCAGAAATGGCGGTGCGCACCGTCTCCGACGAGATGATGAGTTCGCCGACGAAGGAGAACAGCTCGCTCATGGTCCATCCGCCTGTGACGATGTCCCACAGGGTGCCGAAGGCGATGTTGATCCCGGTCAGGAAGCCGGCAGCGTTGTTGATCCCGGTCGCGAGGGAGCCCATGGCCTCGGCGAAGGACTGCGCATCCTGTGCGGCCTTGTCCGTGTCGAGCTTGTCGAGCGCCTCACCGAAGTCCTCAAGGGCGTCCTTTGCGGTCTTCATGAAGTCTTCGACCCGGACGAAGAAGTCCTCGAGGGCGCTCTTGCCCTCCGGCATGGACAGCCACTTGTCGAACTTCTCCGTCACCTCCACGAGGTAGTCGAGGAACCCCTGCCCTGGCCCCTCCGTCCCGGCGGTGAAGATCTTCCCGAGGATGGTGACGACGTTGCCGAGGATGACCCACAGGGACCGGGCTGCGCCCCACGCGGTCTCGAACCAGTCAGCGATCCTGTTCTGGCCGTCGGGGTCGGTGGCGAACTCGCGGAAGCGCGTACCAAGAGTCGCGAAGGTGTTCGAGAAGTTCTCCACTGGCCCGAGGATTGCGGCAAAGAATCCGAGCAACCCAATGAGCATGTTGTTGATGCCCTTGCCGATGTTCTCGAAGACGCGCGGTAGCACGGTGGAGAGTTCGGTGATCACGTTCTTCACGAGCGGGTTGTCGAGCAACCTTCCGAAGTGGGTGGCAACCTCGGCCAGCGCCTCGCCCATGTTCACGAAGAACGGCGTCATCTGGGAGAGCAACTTCTCCGCAGTGCCTGCAAACGCCTCGACGACGGCGTTGGAGGTCTCCGCGACACTGTCGCCGAAGTCCTTGAAGGTCTTCTTCAGTTTCTCGACAGTCTTCGCCACCTGCGTGCTCTCGTGGCGCGCCCGCAGGAACGCAACCGCCAGTACGCCTATTGCACCCACGATGGACAGCAGGACGGGCAGGAGAACCACCAGACTCGCGATGAGGCCGAGGGTGATTGCTCCGACCACCGCGGTCAGCGCACCGACCAGACTGAACAGCAAAGCCGTCAGGGTCGGCAGGACGATTGCGAGAGCAGCGATGCCCGCAGCCAAAGCAGCAAGCGCCGGCAGTCCCGCCCTCAATCCCCCCAATAGGCCCTGGCCGAGAGATGCGGCGAAGCCGAGACCGTCGAGGCGAGCGAGACGGAAGTCTCGCCCCATGACGCCGAGAACCTGACTCACCCTGCCGACGGTCTCGACGAGCAGGCGCATCGGTCCACTGACGAGCGCGCCGATGCTACGTCCGAGCAGGTTCAGGCCGTTGTTGCGGGAGCCAGCGCCGAAGGCCCTGCCGACCCGACGCCCGTAGACGGTGAATCGGTCCCCGAGGTCGTCGATCCGCCGACCGAAGCGCAGGATCGCTGGCTCAGCCCTACGCTCGATCGAAGTCCTGATGTTGTCCGCGTACGACCTAAAGGCTCGGTCCTGATCCTCCAGCGCTCGCTGCTGGCGCTCGGACGAGAACAAGATGTTCCTGCCGTATGAGGCGTACGCCCGGTTGGAAGCGTCTATGACGGAGAGGCGCTCCCTCTCGGCCCTATTCAGTCGCCTGAGCCCCTCCTCCTGATCCCTGAAAAACTGCCTCAAGGAGCTCTGTTGGTTATTGAGCCGCCTTGTCGCCAGTTCGACTTCGTTCTCTGCCTCGGCCCACTCCAGAAGTTCCCTCTGGACCCGCTTGAGCTGGACCTCGGTAAGGCTACCCGAGCGTCGCATCTCGATAAGTTCGCGGTTGAGACCATCGAACGTCTTCTCGACAGAGCCGAACTCCCTGCGGAACCTGGAGAAGTCGACCTCGGCGGTCGAGTCCGCAAGGTTGCGACGGAACCGCCGCAACGTGACGTTCTCGGAGTTCCGCAGCTCGTCGTCGAACGCCTTGGAGTATTCCTCGCCCGCCTCGTGCCCAGCCTTCTGAAAGTCGCGCTTGAGCAAGGTGCCGTCGCCGCGCATGAGGATGTAAGCCTCACCCACCATCCGGTCCATCGGCACGACGCTCTCCTCATCCGCCAGACTTGGCCTGTTCGAGCTCGCGCATCAGTGCGAGATGATCATCCGCCGTACCGGCCGTCAGGGCCCGCTTGGCCGCGGTCCCAGCCAAAGCATAGAGGCGCAGACGCGGGTTGGGCTGGTCCAGCGTGAACTCCAGCCTGTCCTGATCCTCCTTGGAGCCCATCCGCTTCCGGTACCACTGGACAACGAGGTTGCACCACGCGCTCAGCGTGGGGAGGCGCCACGGGTCGATGCCCGCCCACGCGGCGTCGCCTTCGATGCGGTCCCAGGACGCCTGGGCGAGGGAGACGATGACGACGAACCTTGAGTAGGGTTTGCCGACCACTCCTCGATCAGGGACCGCATGATCTCCGCGATGACCTCCACCCCGAACGGGTCGCGGTGGTTCATCATCTTCGACTGCAGCCAGCGCCGCGTGTAGTCGTTGAAGCGGTAGTGGTCGGGTAGGTCGCTGTCGTCGTCGATCTCCTCACCTGAGAGGTCGACGTAGGTCTCGTCGTCCTTGACCAGACCGAAGAAGATGTTGATCAGGGTCGCCGCCGCGTGGACGTCGGACGTGGCCGTCTCGATGAGCGCGGTCGACAGGACGACTTGGTTCAGGTCCGGCATGAGGAACGTGACGTCCCTGCCGTCGACCGGGTACGTGACCTCCTGCGACTCCTCGACCTCTCCGACGATGGCGGACGAGACGAACGACTTCGCTGCTGTGCTCATGATGCTGGTGTCCTTCCTAGTTGGCTACTCCGGCCATAACGTACCGCAAGTTGTTGGTCAAGAACGGCTGCCCCACCTGACCCGAGACCACCTTGCGGTACATCCGCGGAGACGTCCCGCGCGCACCCATCTCCGGGAACGCCGGCAGCCTCATGTACGGGAACGTCGTCGGGGTGATCTGGTCCCGGGTGCCCTCGTGGACCCAGAATGAGTGCGGCGCATCGGACCGAACGTAGAACCCGACCTTCTTGCGTGACGCGCGCCGCTCGGACGCCATCCGGATACCGGCCGCGAGCTGCCCGGTGCGCTTCGGTGCGTCCAGCTGCGCGAGGAACGTGACCTCCCGGGCCGCGTCGCGCATCTCGTCGTAGACCATGCCCCCCGGCTGGTGCATCGCGTCGATGGCGGACTCGAAGATGATGACGCGGGTGCCGCCGGAGCGGCCCATCACGACAGTCACGGTGCGTCATCCTGCTCGGGACGGTTGCCGATGATCTCGAACTGCAACAGCCACTCGCCGCCCAGGACGCCGCCCTGCGGGCCCTGCGGGGTCCACGTGACCACGGTGACCTGCCCGATGCCCACGGAGCCTTTGTGCCACGTGCAGCAGGCCATGCCGCGGTACATCGCCATCATCGCGGCGTGCACGAGATCCGACAGCTTGAGCTGCTGCTGCGGGTCCAGCGCCTCCCCGTCCTCGTTGATCGGGTAGCAGGTGGCATACCCGACTCCGACGTTCGCGAGCAGGACCGGCTTGCACGACACGGTGCCGTTGGCCTGACCGCCCGGTGCGGCCACGGTCAGGTTCGCCAGACGCACCCACCACATCGCACCGTCCGTGCCGATCTCCGACAGGTCCACCCCATCCCCGGAGACGACACCGCCCCAGCACGTCGCGATGCTCGACTCGTCGAGCTTCTGCCCAACGCACCCCGCGAGCGCCACAAGGTGCGGCGTGACCCGCCGGTCGGGGGTGTAGTTCTCGGGCTGGTCCATCACACGCCCCGCATCTGCCGGCGCCGGATCTCCGGGGTGAGGATCGTCGGCATCGAGCGCAGCCGGTGTGGGTTGATCGACTGGACGAACAGGTCGACCTCGCGCATCCCGGTGCGGTTCTCAGGGAACAGGCCCTCCTTGAACTCCATCGTCACACCACGGCGCACGATCATCTTCACGTTGCTCGGCAGCGAGCACGACTTGTCCTTGCACAGCGACTTCGCGAACTCCGACGCCAACCGGCCGTACGCCGCCTCCCCGGCCAACCCCAGCGCCCAGCCGGGCCGGTACTTGACGACGAACGTGCCGACAGCGCCCGGCTCGAGGTCCATGTCCTGGGTGGCAGGCCACGTCCCGTCCGTGCGGTACAGCCAGCGGTGCTCCGCGAGGCGGTAGTCCTCCTCGGGCAGGACGGAGCCGTCGATCTCGACCTCGATGATCTCAGCGACGGGCCGACCCAGGTCCAACCCGGCCCGGGGCTTGCACGCGCACGACATCATGCAACCGCACGACGACATCCACGACGTCCCGGACATGAACTCAGGCGGGATGTAGGTCAGGCCGGTCCACGTCCACGGGAACGCACCCATCGCCCCGGCCCGGCACGGGCGGACACTGACCGGGCAGTTCGCGACCACCCCGGCGGTGAGGTGGTTCAGCGCGTCCCGGGCATACTCGTATGCCAGCGTCCGCTGGGTGTCGGTGAGCCCGGAGATGTCGTCCAGGCTGTCGCAGGAGCCGAGGTTCGCGACGAGGCCGCAGGCGCCGTACTCCTCGTCCGCTGTCAGTGTTCGTGCCATGCGCTGATCCTCCCACGGGAAGCGCCACCACGAGCCGCAGGGAGGCTCGTGGTGGCGCAGTAACCGATCCGCTCGCCGATCAGGCTCGGCCAGCCTCCCACGAGTCGCCGTCCCAGTGAGCCTCGGAGTCGTCGCCGAGCACGAGGTACTGGCCGGCCGTCCACGCCGTGAGCGGTGAGGCGATGACGGTTCCAGCCTGCAGGAGCGCGAGCGTCTCCGGCGGGTACGAGTCCACGGGGGTGATCGTGGCCGGGGTGCCGGCGGTGGCGCCCGTGGCGGGCGGACCGGACGCGAGGGTGACGCAGCCGCCGTCCTCGGGCGGTGCCACGTTGACGACCATGAGCAGCTCGTGGTCGTTCAGCCCGATGGCCTGCCCCGCCAGCAGCGGCCCGGGGTTTCCGAGCGTGTCGAGCGTCACGTTGTAGGGACCGACGCCCCAGCCGGAGCCGGGCTTCGTCTCCATGTTCTGGATGGTGAAGTCGACCGCGCCGTTGTTGATGGTGCGGTCCGCGAGGACCCCGCCCTTGAGGAACGGCAGGAGCGAGTAGGCCCAGGTGCCCTCGGCGCCCTCGACCGAGCAGGTGTCACCGGGGATGTCGTTCCACACCTCCAGCGCAGCAGCGTTCGCGTCGAGGTTGGCGTTGTCGATGGCCTTGAAGCCGACGGCGACACCCTCCGCGTCGAGGACGACCGGCATCCCGGTGAGCATCGTGAACAGGTACGGGTTCACGCCGCAGAACTGGATGTTGACGGTCCAGCCGTCCCAGGTGGAGACGCCCTTGTCGTTGACGCACTGCTTGCCGTTCGCCTTCGTGACGGTGATGGTCTCACCCTCAGTCACGCGAGCGGTCATGGTGATCTCGACGAACGCATCCGTCTCGATTGCGACATTGTCCCCGGTCTCCGGGCGACCGCAGCGGTCGAGCTTGGTGGCTCGCATCGCCCGGCCCCGGATCGGGGAGAAGCACTTCTGGTCCGACATTGGTTACTCCTGGGTCCGGGTGGATGCGGCGGTCTTCTTGGTGGCCCGCTTGCGCGCCGGGGTGGGCTCCGGCTCGGGGTCCGGCTCGGGCTCGGGCTCCGGCTCGGGGTCGGTGGACTCCTCCTCGGACTCCAGCTCCTCGAGCAGCACCTCGTAGCGCTCGGCCACCTCGGTGGGGACGACGTAGCCGCGCATCTGGGAGCGGACGACGTGCCTGTCCAACTCCAGCTGGGAAGCGGCGGTGAGCAGCAGGAGCGCCGTTCGCGCCCCCCGGCCCTGGATGAAGGTGGTGGTCTGGTCTGCCATTGTCTCTGTCCTCACTCCTCGGATCGGGGTCGACCCCGGGGCTCCCTCGTGAGGAGCCCCGGGGTCAGTGGCTTACGCGCACGCGACGTTGGCGATGCCGGTGCGGCCGGCCGCGCAGACCGGGATGTTGATGAGGCGACCGCCGTAGCAGCGCTTGAGGAGCAGGACACCCTGCTCGAAGAACAGCGCCATGTTCTTGTTCTCCGCGAGGAGGACGCTGTCGTAGACCGTGGAGAGCGAGATGACCGGGGCCGCACCCTCGACGTACGTGCCGGCCTTGAAGACGAACACCTGGGCGGTGGTCGGCATCGTGGCGACACCCGGGGCCAGCAGGTAACCGGTGTAGTCGTAGATGTACTGGATGCGGATGCCGCGGATGGAGAACCAGCGCGCGATGTCCGCGTCGGAGAGCTCGAACTCGCTCACGCCCGTCCGGTTGGACAGGTCCGCCCGGAAGGCCAGTCGCAGCCAGTGCGGGACGACGGCCTCCATGACAGCGGTCGACGGCCAGCGGTACTTGCGCCGCTCACCCTCGACGACCAGCTCGACCGCGGCCAGCGTGGACGCGGCGACCGAACCGAGCGTGCCAGCGGCGATGGCCGCACCCGCCGTGGCGATGGCCGCAGCGAACCGCTTGCGCGACTTCTTGTGGTCGAACGCGATGAGCGCCTCGGCGATGAACGCCTGCTCCAGCTCGGGGTACGCCGCCTTGGGCAGCAGGTCCGAGGTGACGCAGAAGCCGATCGCGTCGAGCCGCTCCTCCTCGAAGGTGGGGCAGGGCACCGACACGCACGGCTTGTCGAACGTGCCGGCGTCCATCTCCGCCTCGGTGATGTCCCACCCGAAGGTGGCGTCCGAGTAGAGCGGGGAGAAGTCGAGGCCCTGGGTGAAGTTGATGCCACCGCGGTCGATCTGGATCTCGGGCAGCTCGAACAGCCCCTCACGGGAGCCGCCCTCGCACAGGTCGTAGACCGTCTCGGACGGGGCACACCAGCCCGCGGCGGTGAGCGCCTCCGCGTCGCTGCCGGCGCTCGCGGTGAGAGCCGGCTGCTTCTCGCGGACCCGGTCCATGGACACCGCGCGCTCGATCGCGTCGTTCATCTGGTCCGCGGTCGACTTCTCGTGGACGGTGATGTCCTCGTCGGCCTGGATGCGGAAGGTGCCGACCTTGGAGGTGACGCGGGCCTGCGCACCGCGCGCCGACTGCAGCTTCTCCCGGGCGATCTCCTGGAAGGTCTTCATCGTCACGGGGGCACCAGCGGCGACGAGGCCGTTGTCGGCCGATGCCACGAGGACAGGGGTACGGCTCACGACGGGCTCCTTCTGGGTGCGCTCCGGCGACGGGGCGGGACGACGGCCGGCGAGGTTCGCACGGGCCGATGATGCGGCGATGGCCTGCGCCTCGGGGGCGGCGACCTCGACGACGGGGGCGGTCTCGACGACCTCGGCGACGGGCTCCGGCTCGACGACCACGTCGGTCTCGGGCTGCTGCGGCTCGACCTCGGTCTCCGCCTCAGCGGCCTCGGCTGCGGCCTGACGGGCGTCACGGGCGTCGCGGAGAGCCTGCAGCTCGTCGGCCTGCGCCTGGACGGCAGCGTCCATCTCGCCGACGCGGGCGACACCACCGTCGATGGCGGTGTTGAGCGCGGTCATCTCGGCGATCTGCTCCGCGGTGGGGTTCTCTACCTCGAGCAGCGTGGCGAGGTCGGACTCGCCCTCGGTGATCGCGGCGAGGAGGTCGTCACGGGTGATGTCGGTCTCGGTGGTGATCTCGGTGATCTTCACGGGGAACTCCTGGTTGGGAATCGAAGGGGTCGCCCAGCGGGGGCGGTGGTTCCTCGGCGCGGGAGCTACGTCCAACCAGTGAGTCACGCCTCGTTACGCGATCAAGATAGCACGCGCTCTGAAAGGATGAGCGCCACGCCCCCGACGAGGTTGCCGACGAGGAACCCTGCGGCGTAGGCGGGCCGGAACACGGCGGTATCGGCGGCGTGGTTCAGGTCACGCCGGGGGTGGACTCGGCGCTGTTGGCGGGTGGGGTGCAGGAGAGCAGCCCGAGGGTGAACGCGATCAGGGCGGCGAGGATGGCGGCGGCGGTCTTCATGGTGTCTCCTTGGTGGCGGCGGCGAGGAGGGCTGCGTGGGCGTTGCTCATCGGGACCACTTCGGGCCGAGGACGCGGAGCAGCACCCAGGAGGCGGCGAGGGCACCGAGCCATGTCGCCGCGTACCACGCTTCCTGTGCCTTCGTGGGTGGGCCGGCTGCTAGGGCGCGGTCGGCGGCGTTGTCGAGGATGCGCCGGACGCCGTGCACTACGCCAGGCCCTGTGCCGTGAGGTTGTAGATGGCGAGTTCGCCCACCCGGTACGTCGCCGTGCCGGCTGCGGTGGGGTTGAAAACACAGTCGAGCTGCACATCGGTAGTCCCTGCGGGGACGACGAGGCGCTTGGAGACGACGCCGCTGAGGTCGGGGACGTTGGCTCCCCGCAGCGCGGGGTTCACTCCGCTCGAGCCGTAGAGGTTGCAGTTGATGCTCAACCCCAGCGTGTCGGGGACGCCGTAGGACGAGACGACCTTGACGCGAGCAGTGAACAGGAGCGTGTCACCGACGGCCCAGCCCGAGGGGGCCAGCTGGTTGAGCTGACGGAACGAGGGTGGCGTGACGGCCGCGACCTCCCAGGCCTTGCCACGGAAGTCCGCGTCAGTGACGAGCGACTCGGTGAAGCCTGTGGTGGCACCACCGGTCGCGACCCATGACGTGGGCAGGGGGCTGCCGGTGAGCAGGAGCCCGTTGGCCAAGAGGTTGCCGGTGTCCGAGTTGGTGTGCGGCTCCAGCGGGGACGACGCGATCACTCGCGGAACCATCGTGGCGGCGAACAGCGCGCCGACCTTGTTGTGCCCCAACGGAGAGATGTGCACACCGTCAGGGTCACCGTGTCCGACAGCGTACGCTCCGGTGGTTCGGTCGACGAGGACGTCATAGGCGTCGATCAGGTGCAGGTTGCGGTCACGACACAGGGTCTTGAGCCACCGGTTCCAGGTGTTGATCGTGTTGAGCTTTGTCAGGTCGTTGCGCGGCGGGATGGTGAGGATGGCCACCGTCACACTGGCCGCCGTGAGCGCGTCGACGATGGCGATGACGTCCGACTGGTAGGCCGCGAGGGTGCGCGCCTGCGTGACGTCGTTGGTTCCGACCCAGACCGTGACCAGTGTCGGAGTCTGCGCGGCGAGGAGGGCGGGGAGCCGTGCGAGTGCGTCGGCGGCGTTGTCGCCCGAGACGCCCGCGTTGGCGACGGCGCGGATCTTGCCGGCTGACAGGATCTCTGCCTGCGTGGCCCAACCCATGTACGGGGCGCCGCCACCCGCGAGCGATGTCAGGGAGTCGCCGAGCGCAACCCACCGCACGCCGCCGCCGGTCGTGGCGTGACTGTGGGACGCGTCGGCCTTCGTCGCCAGTCCGGCCGTCAGTTCGGCGTCCGTGGCGTAGGCGGTCAGGTCGGCAGGCTGCACTGCGGTGTCAGCCAGCGCGCCCTGTTCGGCGGTGGCGAAGTCTTCGGCGTCGGTGTGCAGGTTCTTCCAGAGCGTTCCGTCGAAGATGACTGGACCGACGCCGCACGCTAGGGCGGCGTTCGTGTTGGTGACGATGTCGCCACTCACAGGCGTCAGCAGTGACACGTCGCAGCGCACCGACAGGCCAACTGCGCGAGTCTTCGGCGTGTTGCTGCCCGACTTGTGGATGTGGTTGGTCGCCGTCCCGACGATGTTCTGCGCCTTCATGACCGTGGTGCTGTTCATGGAGTAGTTGTCCACCAGGTATCCGTTGGTGGGTACTCCGGTGACGTTGCTGAGCTGCACCTCGATGTCCACCGCGCCGTAGTACCCCAGGCCGCCACCGGGTGGGGTGATGTGCAGGTTGTCGATGGCGATCACCGGGTGCACGGACGAGGCGTCGAGATAGCCCAGGCTGCCTCCAGACAGGGTGATGTTCTGCATCTGGATGTGGCCGGTGGTCCCGCTGCTGCTTAGCACGTAGCCACCAGCAGCGAGCGGCGCGTTGACGTTGGAGACCTTCAGCGAGGTCACGGTGGCCCCGGAGCCGAAGTGGATCATCGGCCGCGTGTAGCCGCTGACCACGCTGAGCTTGTCGATGACCACGTCCGTGACGGTCGTACCAGCCTGGTTGAAGCTGATGGCTCGACCAGCAGTGTTCGCCGTCATGGCCACGTTGGAGATGGAGAGTCCGTTGACGGCTGGGTGGGCTACGTCGACGGCCGACGTGGAACCGCAGCGCACGCCGTCGATGGAGACGTTGCGGATGGTTCCACCAACTGTTGAGGCTTGAACCGGGTCGGACAGGATGGACACCGCGGCTCCGGCAGCGGCACCGATGGTGACGTTCCTGACGGAGACATCAGAGAGCGTCATGGCTGCACCGGACAGCAGCTTCACCGCGTTGGTGGCGCCGACACTGTTCTGGTTCACGTTGTCCACGACAACGTTGGTGATGTTTCCACCACCGGCGGTCAGCTCGTAATTGGGGTAGTCCCGCCCGGTGAACGACACCATGTCGTCGTCGGTGGTGCCGGTGATGTCGCGCACCGTGATGTCACTGGAAGGACCAGTGACGTGCACACCGTCCGATGTGCTGCTGATGTCACACCGGGCGACGCTGGCGACGTTCACGTCCACCAGGTAGATCGAGTACTTGCACGGGCCGGTTGCGGAGAACCGCACGTCGGACACCGAGACCCGGTCAGCCCGGTGGAAGACGATGGAGTGCTGGTCATTGGAGGTGGTGCCGCCGTTGGTGCCACGGTCCCAGTACCCGCCGCGGATGGTGATGTCGGTGTCACGGGCGCCGGACCCGGACAGTGCCGCGTTCTGGATCATTCGACAGTTGGAACCGGCGATGAGGGTGACGGTGCATCCGGTCATGTCGAGGGTGGTCCCCGACGCGATCACGAGGGGGGCGCTGATGCGGTAGGAGGACCCGGGGCGGCCGGCGATGCGCTTACCGGGGTTGGCGGTCAGGATGGCTTGGATGGCGGTCGTGTCGTTGGTGCCGGTCGCTGCTGGTAGCGGCACCACCGCGGCGTTTGCCGCGTCAGCCTTGGCGCCCTGCGCGGCCGTGGCGAAGTCGCCCACGTCGGCGGCTGCGGCGGTGCCCAAGTCTCCCGGCTGGGTGGCCGTGTCAGCGAGGGCCAGCCGGGCGTCGTCGTCCCACACGGCGGCGCGAAGGTCGGCCATCGCCGTCACGCCGTCACCGAGGACCAGCTCCGCGGGCAGGCCGGAGTCGAGGACGACCGCAGGCTCACCCGCGGCAAGGACGGGGTTGGCGGCGGTCCATTCGGCGGTGGTGCCGCGGCGCAGGGTGACGGGCAGCGGCGCGGCGTCGGGGTCGCCGCCGTCGACCTCGGTCAGAAACTTGGCGTCGGCGCCAGCCTGCGAGTAGATGTCATAAGACATGGGTCATGCTCCGATCGTGAGAATGCCGTTGCCGTGGTCGACGATGGAGTCGTCGCTGATGGTGAGGGTGCCGTCCCCATTGTCGATGATGGTCAGCTCGCCGCCGCCACCGCCCGGCGCCTCCTCGAGC